AAGGTAAAGGTGATTGTTCCCGAGCCTGCTGCTAGCGTTCCATTAAACGAATTATTAAACTGTACTTCATAATAATCATTTCCGCCCCAGTTTTTCAATGTTACACTGTTAACTAACGTGTTAGCAGAAACAGTTATGCCATTATTGCCTCCAGTTATACTTGTTCCAGGTTTTGCAGCAGATGCATCAAAACTTGCCACGTTAAAATATGCAAAGTTTCTATTAGTTAACGCTGTATTAAAAGTAACTGTGTATGCATCGGTTACATTAGAACTAATACTTTGTATAGTATTACGACTTAGACTAAAATACCCGTAATTATCGCCGCTATTTGGACTAATATACGCTTGAGTAATTGTTGTTCCTGATGCAAACATTGTGCCTGTTATAGTTCTTCCTATTACAAAGTTTGTATCGTTGCTTCCAAATGTTGCTCTATAATCGTTAGCACTTACGTATATAAAATTAGTATTACTGCCTCGGCCATATAATCCACTATTTAATTGTACCGTCATATTAGCTCTTGATGTTGCTGTAGCTGTTGTGGCAGCAGCACCAGTGCTCCATACAACAGAACCACCAGATGCAACTTGTGCAAAACTAGGTTGTCCGCCTTGTGCTACGTTACTTAGTCCTGACCAACCAACATCATTAGGGTTAAGCGGATAGTTTTGAGGATTAAGCACACCTTCAATAACAATGCCGCCTGCACCTGATTCAGATGTAACTTCTAATCCTGTTAACAATAACTGTGCTCTGTTTAATAGTTCTCTTTCGCCTAAATCTCCAATAAGTGCGTTTGATACACTAGGAGCCAATCTAATCATAAATGCTGTTTGTTTAGTTGTGCTAACTTCAACACCAGTTTCAGCGTATGAGAAAATGTAACCACGATCTGAGTCAAAGCCGCCGTCTGTAATAAACGCACTACCCCAGTGACTAATTAACGGAGTAATTGTTTGTGATATTAATATTACGCCTGTTCTATCAGTGTGTGTAGTAGCTGCGGCTGCTGTATAAGTTCTATTTGCGCCAGCTTGGAAGTTTGTAAATGTTGCGCCTCTAGTTAATCCTGTTAGTGTGTTGTCTGTTCTTCCAGTAAACGTCATAATTTCGTTGTCAATGTAAATAGTGCCAGAATTTGGAAAGAAACTTCCATCAAACAATTCAAGAGTGGTTTGGCTATTAGTCATAGCTGCTGACAATTTCCCGCTTGGACCTTCGTTAGTAACTTCATAACGCACAGGCAAGTTTCCTGAACGCATAAATGCTTCTGTGTTTATGTTTGAGTTACGCATTCTGTGTGCGAATACAAAGTTACCATTTGATCCACGTAGCATGAAGTCAATAAAACCAGCACCATACCAACTGTACTGAATACCAATCATTTGCATTTTAGCAATATCAATATCGTATCCACTTGGGCCTGTGCCGTCTAGTCTATCTAAGTTAAAGTCTCGTTGCTTTACTTTTTTATCAGCTACTAAGTTAATCTTTGCACCTGTAATATTTACTACGCCTCGGAAGTCTGGTGTTACGGTAATTGCAGTTTGACTATTAACATGTGATACAACATGTGTCATACCTTTAATAACAATTCTATCGCCAGCTTTTAGTTGATCTTGGAAACGTGTATTTGTTCCTGTAATTAAGTTATTATCAACTTCTAACGCAATTGTTCCTGCAAGCTGTCTTGTGCCAGTACGCTGATTAACACTAACGTTAGTGCCATCAAACTCCCAGTAAATGCCGTTTTGATCATCAAAGATTCCTGAGCGTACAGTAGCGCCATGCCAAGCTACAACACTCATTTGTGAGCCAAATCCTAGTACAGCAGTTGTTGCTCCTAGTCTACGTACTGCACGAACTTTAAATGTGCGCTCGTCTATTACTTCCTCTACAGTATAATCAAACTTTGGAGGAACAGCAGTTTGTTCGCCACTATTAAATCCTGGAGTCTCTACACCTATAAGTCTAATCACGCCGCCTTCTTGTACTCCATGATCGTTGTCATCTGTTACAACAGTAATTAACGAGTTAACTTCAACACCGTCTGCTGTAATACTACGTATATCGTAACTTGGAGCAAACAATGCACCAGTTGTATACATAATACCTTTACCAGACTGATATCTAATATATTTTTTACTTTGACGTATTGCTTGCGCTCCGTGTTGCGGACCGCCTGTTCCTAACATAACACCGCCGTCGAATGGTCTGTGTACAAAGAAGCTATCCGGTCTTGGGTATACTGATCCTTGTATTTGTCCGTTAGCTACTGAAATTGCTCCAACTGCTCTTGCTTGGAATCTTAAACTATTTACTGTAGGTATATTTGTAGCAATGTACGACCCTGATGTTAATTTATGATTGTTAGAATCATCGTCTGATGTGATAGTAGTAATAAATGAAGCTCCTGGTACTAATCCGTGTGCGTTAGTAAACGTAGCATCAATTGTAGCTAGGGCAGAATATGTAACTGCATCAAGTCTAGTCATTGCTCCAGTTGTAGCTTCGGACATAACTATTGTGCTAATTAATGTAAAGATGCTGCCAGGATCTGCTGATGATAAAGTTGTTACGAATGTTTGGATGGCTCCTGCACCGTCTACAGATGCAACTCTAATATAGATATCGTTTAGTGGCGATTGACCGTTAAGCGCGGCGCCGGTGATTGTAAAAGAGTTTCCAACAGCATATCCAGAGCCTGATGCACTTACAGCAATACCCGTATAGGTATCGCCAATCTTGTTTAAATTAACAGTAAACGCCGTACCAGTAACTGATTGTACTGCACCAGTTAACTCATTGTATGTAGCAGTTCCATCGAATGCTGTGCCACTGCCAGTAATTCCAGTAATTACTCCGCCGGCTATAGAATCTACGCTTGTTACTGTAACAGTTAAGTCATTTGCTGGTGTATTACCAGGAAGCCCGGCGCTGGCTTGTATTAATATAGTTTGTCCTACCCCGTATCCAGTACCACCTGCATTAATTGACGTTGTGTACGTTCCTGCACTAAGAGTAGTATCAAAGCTTGCACTAGCTCCAAGTCTATTATTTCCGACGATAGCTAGTTTAGTATTACCATTGAATGCAGTGCCAGAGAATGATACTACTGTAATATCGCCAAGACCACCTACATTATCAACTGTAATTGTTAGATCATTTGCAGGCGTTGCTCCTCCTAACTCTGTTCCTAGGACTGTTATAGTATTAGTGGGAATAAAGTCTATGCCTGCGGTATCTATAGAAACAGCATCGTATGTTGATCCTATTTGAGCAACTGTAAATTGTGCAAGGGTGCCAGAGCCGGTTGTTGTCCACGAGGGATTAGTTGTGCTATTATTTCGATTAGGTGCAGTACCTACAGCTGATATACTTGTTATCCCGCCAACAGCTTTAACAGTATCAATTCTAAAAGTAGCATCTCCACCGCCGCCAGAGATAGTAACTATGTCCAATTGTGTATAACCTGTTCCTGGTGAGTTAATAACTGCGCTGGTAATAACATTACTAGCGTCTACTGTTGTGTCAAAAGTTAATCCAGTACCAGTGCCGCCTGTTGTAGCGACGGCTGTAGCAGCTGAGTATCCTGTACCGCCTGTCTGTATTGTGCTTGTAAGTGCTTGTCCAGCAGTTGTTTCTACAGCATCAACAGTTATGTATAAATCGTCTGCAGGCGATTGCCCGCCCGTTGGTTCAATAGACGAGCCAGACACAACAATGATATCACCAACTGTATATCCAGTTGAATTGTTAGGAGTTGCTAGTGTAACTGAATTATACACAGTATTTTCAAATCCAATATCAAACGTTCCAAGAGTTCCTGTGCCGCCTTGGCTGGTGCCAACCAATGCTGTGTATGATCCAGTGCCCAGTATTGCAGTTCCAGATAATGTAACTGTAACAACGCCATCTGCACTATCAACAGTATCAACTATTAATGTTAAATCATTAGTAGGAGAAGCACCATTAAGTAAAGTTCCTAATATAACAATTCTATCTCCAATTTGATACAGTTCTCCAGAGTTTGCTATACCGTCTAACGTATAAGTTCCGCCTGCCATACTAATATTAAAGCTAGCATCACTACCGTTAGGAATATTAATATTAGGTGCAATATTAGTATATACTAAATCGTTTGCCGATAAGACCTGAGTAAAGTTACCACTAAAGGATATTACATTTCCTGTGATGTCAGTGACATAGATAGCTGTTCCGCTGCCATTGTCAACTGCTAAATCTTCTAACACACCTATTGTGTCAGAAACTGAAATTGTATTGTCTCCAGGATTTACATTTGCTGTAAGATTTAGCGTTATATAATCGCCACCGCCGGCACTAGTATCAATAATATTAGTTACTTGTGAGCCTGTTGGTATATCTGCATTAGTTAATGGCGAACCAATTTCCGGAGCCTGGCCGTCGAATGGTAGTATAGTAGATCCTATTGCTACATCTAATTCAGCTTGTAATGTTCCATTGCTACCATTGCTTACCACTGTAAATGTTGGGGAGCCTATTGAAGCTCCTGTATAAAATCCAGCTTGTCTTAACTGTGTGTATGATGTAGATAATGTTGTTGGATTAACTGTTCCAACTTTAGATTTTGCATAAAAAGTAAAGGTAGTAGCTGTTGGGATTTCCACAATAACAAAACTACCTTCAGCTCTTGCAGCACCGAGAACACTATCTTCGAGTGCTTTAATAGTAATAGGAGTTCCTGCTAAAAAGCCGTGTGGTCCTACTGTTGTAACAGTAATTAATGATTGTCCAATTCCGCTTGTGCCTGCTGAAGCATCTGAGACTACACTAACTACCTGAGTGTCAGTGCCAGGAACTTCATATACGCTTGGATAGCCTCTCATCGTTCCTATAGCTGCCCACTTAGTAGGCTGTAAGCCATATTCAAAGTCAGCGTCAAGCATAGATGCTGGTGGAGCAATGCGCATACGTTCAATAGCATCTGTTCCAAAGTCGTATGGTCTAGTAGTTACAACACTCTTTCCGTTTTCAATTTGTTCTACAAAAAGTTGTATGTCATCTGTACTGCTATGTGCGCTAGTATTATAATTTAATCTAATAGTAGTTATGCCGTCAGTAATTTGTAAAAATTTAGCAAAGTCTGGATCTTCAACAACAGTATTAGTATTAATTGTTACTTCGCCGCCTGTGGCTACGGAAGTAAAGTTATATATTACCTCACTTTTAGTACTGTTAGTAATCAGCAGTATTTCGTCAATACTGTGCTTGCCTTGGAACTTAATTGAACCAACACCCTCATTTACTAATTTAGGTAACGATAATAAACCGTTTTGTATAGTGTCTACTGTATTAAACGCCAGTGTATTAATTTTAGCAGTAGGACCTGCTGTTACTGAATTTGCTACAGCACTCGAAAATGTATATAATGATGTATCTGAACTGATGCCTACACTAACAGTTACAGTAGTACTAGTAACTGATGTAATAGTAATTGGTGCGTAATAATATGGGTCTTTGCCTTTGGTATTTGGAACACCACTTGCTCTTGGATACGGATGTAGTGTTGCGTTGCCGTCTAGAGCACATGTAAATGTTATGCCTGCAGGAGCAATATGAATTTCGTCTCCTACTTTAAGCGTATGACTGCCAATTGTTATTGTCATTTTTCCAGTAGTAGGAGTGTATGTTGCGCCTGTCGGTGTAAATTGTGCTGTTGCTTCAGTTGCAGTGCCTGATGTTGTTTGTGCTACTTCTGTGTTAGTTGCTGCATATGCTGTTTGTGTAAAAATATTATTTTTAATTAAGTTGCCGATCCAAGTGTGTGTTTGAATTTCTGGTTGTCTGTCGCCGTCAACTTGTGCTACACCTTGGTCCCAATAATATTTTACAGTGTTATAAAGTTTTTCATTGCCGCCGTATCTTAGATCATTTAAGTATGCATCAATTACATATCCAACATCTCTTTCACATTTTGCTTGGTTATAAGTATATCCTACAAATCCTGATGCGCTAGCATCTACTTGTGTTTGAATCCATGCAGTTGATTCTTTTTGTATGAACTCTTTATTAGCACTTAGTAATCCGTATGCGTTTGGAAAACGGTTATCGTTTGCTCCGATACCGGGTTTAAATACATAATTTTTTATTTGCGTCTTTGCCATGTTTTATAATCCAAATGCTATTGATAGTGATAGTGCGGTACTATCTACATATTGTTTGTTAGTTACTTCTGCAATATTAGTAGGTAATGCAGCTATTGTTGCTGATGTAAATACTGCTGTACTTGGAACTGTTGCTCCTATTACTGTATTATTTATAGAAGTGTTGACTACTGGAACACTAGAGCCGGTTGCTGTTACTACGCCTAAAGAAGTACCGTCAATCTTTATAATGATATTATTTGCAGCTTCTAATTGCAAATCTGTAGGAGAACTAATAGATGTTATTCCAAGGCCGTCTATATTTAATGTGCCACCGACATATAAGTCTCCAGTAACGCCTAGTCCGCCTGCGACAGTAAGTGCTCCTGTGCTAGAACTAGTCGAAGCATCTGTTCCTGTTATTTGTACTGCACTAAATGCACTAGGAGGATTCGAAACATTAATAGTACCAAATATTGTGCCAGAAGCATCTGCGTAGTAAAGCGTATTAGGTGCAGTTATAGGAACTGCCCAAGCGATCCTGCCTGATGATTTACCTTGAGCAGCATTGCCGCTTGTTCCAGAATCATGTGTTAACCCTGTGCTGAAAAATGTTGTTTTATCTGCCGTGACTATATTAAATGTTATTGATGATAGTGTTATATCAATAGCTACTGTTTTTCCGCGATATACAATAATTTGAGGATTATCTACTCCTAACGAATTTCTAAAATTATTAGATACTTCAGTAAATGTATAATCTGCAGGCAATTTGGGATCTGGAACTGCTGCATCTACTAAAATAATAGATTTTGCAGAGATGTTTCCCAGTTCATCGACAATGAATCCAGAACTTGTAAATCCAAATTTAGATTTAAGCGGTGAATTTAATACTGTCATTCTTAGTCTCCTGTATACTATTTATTAGATATTAAGTTATACTACTAAAGGTGTTTGTGTATGAAAATACTGTGCTGTATGAATTACTTTTGCACTTGTAAAATTAGTGCCTATTTCAGCATCTATTACAGGATTTAAAACAACATCTACATAACTATCATTAACAGTAGCAGTTACATCTAAAATATCATTAACAGTGTTATTTCTTGCATATATTACAACACTTGCTCGATCTCTGCTAGCAGTAATTAATACTTTAATAATTTCTTTATTATCAACGTCAAAGTCTGCACTTATAGTATACTCTACACTTGAAAATTCGCCCACATGCCATCTATCTAATAGTGTATTAGAGTAAACTTGTTTCCAAGGGCCGTTATGACTAGTACCTGTGGTATTTTTAAATAATAAAGTATTCTGTAGACCTTTAGTAATATATTTTGTTATGTCTAGCATCCAAATTCTCCGCTTTTAACTATTTATCTTATACACGGGGATAAATATTTTTATGAAAGAAATAACGAAAAATACTAGTACGGCAGAATATATTAATATAGGGAACTATAGAGTATTCACTAGTGACGACACAGACGGATACGGATACTTAACTGTTCATGATGCAAATAGTTGTTTTCATCATTTTTCGCAAGGACGACAATTTTATAATGCGTTAGAATGGTGCTGTGGGCCAGGATACTTTGGATTAGCTGCATTACTAACTGGGTTAACAACAAACATTAGTTTTAGTGATATCAGTAGAGATGCACAACAAGTAATAACAAAAACAATTAAACAAAATAACTTACCTTGCAAATTTTATCTGTCAGATAATTTTAAACGCATACCTAAGCAAAAGTTTGATTTGATTGTTGCCAATCCCCCACACTTTAATTTTAGTTTGCCAGCGTGGGCTCAGCATGGCAATAATTTATCTGTGATAGAGCATGAACACAGAAAAATGCAGGATCTAGATTGGAAAATACATCAAAACTTTTTTGATACTGTTGGGGAATATCTCACAGATGATGGTAAAATAATGCTTATGGAAAATGTAACTGGCAGTAGGCCAGAAACCTTTCAAGACATGTTAGCTGATAATGACTTACACATAACTAATTTTAGTAACAGTACACAACACAAAGATGAAGTATACTACATTGAAGTATCTAAAATGTAGTATACTGTATCCATAACTCTATACTACACTGATTTCCAATTACCCACTGTAATTAATTTTCCGTTTTCTGGCAAATATAAATATTCAATGTCACTTTCCTGTAAGGTCCAGAGTGCATCTTCTAATGTTTCCACTAGTGGTTCCCCGCCAAGATTAAAACTAGTATTAAATATAATCGGAACTCCTGTTTCTTCTTTAAACTTTGAAATAATACTATGATAAACTGGATTGTCTTCCTTGCTTACTGTTTGAATACGACACGAGCCATCGACATGAATAATACTAGGTATTTTCTCTGCAATGCCTTCTTTACAAGATACTGCATACATCATATGCGGTGAATCGTCCATACCACGTAAATCAAACCATTCATGCACATCTTCAACTAGAATAGATCCTGCAAACGGTCTAAAGTATTCTCTACGTTTAATTTCATTAACAAAGTCTTTGCCGTCTTCAAATGTAGGATCAAACATTAAGCTTCTGTTACCTAATGCACGTGGTCCATTCTCCGAACGTCCTTGGAACATTGCTACAATATTCTTACTACGCATTAAACTAATTACATCGTCTTCGGTAGCAGTAGTTACTATTCCGTTATATTTACTAGCAAGTGTATCAATGTATTCATCTGTATAGTTATATTGTGGACCTAAATATACTTCTCTTTCTAGACAGTCGGTTGATTGCGACTCTATATAATAATATAGTAGTGCTGCTCCAATTGCGGTGCCACCGTCGTTTGATATTGGTTCGACATATAGTTCAATACCTTCTTCTTTTAATTCATCTAAAAAGTAATAATTAGCAACACAGTTTAAAGCATATCCTCCAGAAAATACTATTTTATTTTTCCCAGTTAATTTAGCTGCTGTTCTAATTAAATCTAAAGCTTGGTATTGTGTTTGCGTTTGGCAAGCATATGCTAAATCTCTACGATTATCAAGTGTTGTTAAATCAGTATCGGCATCAATATCCATTTCATGTTTAGATAATTCTTTAAAATTATTTATATTTATAATTGCGCCGTTTGGATACTTTGGAAGAGTAACGTTTTTATTAGATAATGGAAACCTAGCATCTTTATTAAATAACTCAGGTATATTGTCATTGGGTTTACCGTATGGAAATAGTCCCATAGTCTTGCCTGCTTCAATACCTTGAAAACCACAAAACTCTGTAACAGCTTCAAATACTTTAACTATGCCAGCATTTCCTGATATTAGTTCCATATGACTACTTTGTTCGCCAAATTTTTTGCCATCAGCAGCAGGATTAAAAACTGTAGGAATAGAATCCCTTGAGGCATAGTGCTTATATACACTATTAATATTATCTGGATATGAACAATCAAATACTGATTCCACTTCCCAAACATAAGTCGATTCGTCGCCTACATTACATGCATGTACACTTCCTGCGCCATCAATTACTACTGCTGCTGCATCTTCAAATCCGCTGCGATAAAATGCACACGCTGCATGTATTTTGTGATGTTGCTTACTTAAATCTATAACTTGCGGATGATTGTGCAGGTCTTGTTTTCTATCAATTAATCCTAATTTTCTTGCGAGGCCTGTATAAACATTATCTCCGGTATAGTCTACTTTTCCGGCAGTCTCTTCAATGCTCTGTGTATGCGAAATTACAACAACATCAACTCGATCAGTATACTCTTTTACTTTTATCATTGCTGCATACGGACCGCCGTCGTACTTGTGGCGACTTAATCTTTCTTCTTCAATAGCAAAAACAATTTTGCCATCTTTTAAAAGACACACACCTGCATTATGTCCTCTGCTAATTCCTAAAATATATCCAGTTAACATACATTATCTCCTATTTAAGTTTTTTGTTTTGACTTGGGGAGATAAATTATTATTACCGCCAAGTTTATTTTTTACACTATTAATAATTGTTTTAAAATTTTCATCAGACAAGATCATATTATCTTCGTTATCTCTCTCAGAAGCAGGATCGCCTGTAATTCTATAAGGAGTGTACGTTCTTTTATCTTTAGCATTGTCAATGATAGTAAAATCTTTATTCCCGGGGTAACTAATATTTTCTGGAAATGTTGCTCCTATAACAACAGTAGCAGGTTTTCCTAGTGCATGTGCATAATGTTGTCCCATACTGTCACATCCTACAAAATAGTCAGCAGCGTTAATAGTACCCATCCATTGTAGTAGACTACAATTATCAGGTACTGCTGCTCCCATTTGTTTATCAGTAGGGATCTTTATTTGTGTCATCATTATAATACCGTAGTCTTTTGATAATTCTTCAACTATTCTAAAAATATCTTTTAATTCAAAACTTCTTCCGCTGGTGTCCCAGATAAAGTTGCCTTCAATCTTTGCGCCGCTACCAAACGGCTGAAATACTATTGTTTTTTCTTTTTGGTATTGTTGTTTAACTTGGCTAACTAAATTGTAGCCGTATATTTGATCGTTTTTACCTACATCAAGATGTATAGGGTTGCTTTGTACAGTCTCATCTGACCCGTTAATTAACATATCAAATGCTTGTATTAAGTTTACTCGTTGATTAAAATATGCATTTAACCTATACGGTTCAGGACTTATAATTTCTCTATCTTTTAATATATGTTTGAATAAATCTTTAGAGCCTGCTGGGTACACGTTGTTTCTTAAAGACGTAGAAAGAAATAATTCTGACCAAGCTTCTGCAACTATTACTACATCTGGGTCTGTATTTTCTTTATAGTATTCAAGAGCAGGAATTGCGCAAAGCACCCTGCCTACTCCCCCGTTTATAAAAAATGCTTTTTTCATTGAAAGTCCTTTATATTGTATTGTTACTGATATTTATAGATCAATATACAATATAAAGGACAAAAGTGAATACTAAATTAAGCTTATGCCCAACTTACACATACCATTCCCATTCCGCCATGGTCGCCGCCGCATGCGTTGCAACCGCTAAACACTGAACTTGCAAAGCCGCCGAAGCTCGGACCTTGCTGGTAGCCTTGGGCAGCCTGAAACTGCGCACCGTTGCAAGTGTTGCCGTTCCACCTAAAGCAACACGTCATACTTTCAAATCCGAATACCGGAGGGCTTACACTGAATGTTCCGGTTTGCAAATTAGCGCCGATTGTCATGCGAGGCCACATGCCGTTGACGCCGTATGCTACAACATTACAGGCAACGTTTTTGCAAGATGTCTTCCATGTTTGACGACTAAATGCGTGACACGTGTCTATGCTGTCGTTTTCAGTATCCCAACAAAAGTTGTAACCACTGCACGATTCCGGACCGCAGGCTGTAAAATGTGGTGGACCACATCCGCCGCTTCCTAGCATCGAAGCATTTATATCTGCTCCCCAGTGGCAATAGCAACTAATTCCGCTATCTGCACAAATGCATAATCCGGGTCCACTAATAAATGTTGGTGTGCCGCAGAGGCCTGGGGTAGTTTGTGATGCACAACAACAGTATGCACAACCGCTGCACAAGCAATATACATTGCCAGCAGTCACGTCCATTTGGACAACTGCATATGCACCGCTTGGTCCAAATGGAGAGCCACCACAACAACAGTTTGAACTGGTGCCGCCACCAGGTCCCCATAATTGAAATTGAACATTAGTTACGCCGCCTGGCACTGTCCAACTGCACTGCGAGCCACATCGGTAATTGCCAGAAGGATCGCAAACTTTCATGCCGCTTGCTCTTGTTTCAACAAACGGTTTCAACGTAGCTTCCCAGTTAGTAACCATTGCAGGAGAACACGCGCCGGCAGTGGCGCCGCCAGCATACGGGCTACCGGTCATCGTTGCACCTTCTTCGTATGATGCTAGTGTATTAGTCGAGCCGCCTGCACACAAAGTTAACAAATCATTATTTAATCGTAGATTTTCTTTTAGTGCTGCATAAAGGATAACGTCACTCATTTTATACTCCTACGTCTGGATCAGGCATTGCATTAAATGCAACAACTAAACTTGCTGGTATTTTGGGAACTTCAGCTACATCAAGGGTTACAAATTTCCAAGGATACGAAGTTGCTACTAATGCTTTATAAGTAGCAATTGCGGCTACAAATGTTGTTATGATTCCTGTAACAGTATCATCAAACTCATATGCATTTGCGTATTTGTTGACATATGCTAATCGTGTATCAGCAAGTACTTCATTTTCTAAAGTAGGATTTTTGTAGATAGGTTGAATTGTAACTCCATCGCCACGATTATATGCTATACTAAAGTAATCATGGATTGCTGGATTAGCAATCCCAGAATAAACAGAACCATCATGCATAGTTTCGTTTGCGAATGTATGCTCAATTTCTGTGCCTTGTGAATGTAACCAATGTGCTACTGGTAGATTTGCATCTACAGTAGCGTCTACTTCTACTACAAAGTCAAGATTACCGTCTTCGACAGTAATTTCTGACTCAGACGACATACTTACATCATCTGTTCTATCACTAATTAGTACATATATTGTTTCAGGTCCAACATATGTATATGTTTCTGTATTGCTATCATCCCAGGCGTTAACCCAAATTTCGTCTGGGACGTTTATTGTAAATTCTTTGTTCATTTATATTTCTCCTTTAAACACTAAAGTTATTTCCAAGTTACTCTTACCATGCCGGCTCGGCCTGCGTCACCGCTCCAAGCAGTTGTACCGCCCATCATATGTCCGTATGTTCCGCCTGCTCCTGGATAACATCTGTAGCCGTCTGCTGCTCTGCAACGACATCCACCGCAGCAACTGCCACTGGTGAAGTTCGAGCAAACGCAACTAAGTGGTTGTGCTGTATGACACGGACTAATAACTGGTGGCGCTATCATATATCCATAATGGTTAGTATCAAAGCAGCCACCTCCCCATATTCCAGGTAACCCTATAACAGTGCCTGTTGATGTGCCGTGATATGTTTGTTGTGGGCTGCTTGTGCTGCTGGCGCCAGAGATAAACGGAATCTCGCCACAAGATGCACACGAGTTACTGAAGCAATAGTACGCTCCGCCATTTGCGCAAATACACGGTCCGCTGACTTCCGATGAGCTAGTTCCTCTCCAACGACATTGGCCGTAGGTGTCATGTAACGCTTTCATACCACAAGATATTCTTGCGCAGCCGCCATCGGCACAGAAGCCTGTTAGACCATTGCCAGTTGCATAAGATTGGCAGCCGGCAGTAGTATTTTCAACTGTACAGCAGGCATAGCAACAGTATGCGCACCCGCCACACAAGGTGTAGCTGTCGCCTGGCGTAACGTCAATAATTGTACTAGCATATGCTCCGTTTTGACCATACGGTCCTCCTGAACAGCACGTTCCATTTCCTGATCCTGCTCCTGCTCCCCATAACTGAAATTGTGCTTGTGTAGTTCCAGCCGGCACAGTCCAATTACAACAAGTTCCGCACCTCATGTAGCCACTACCTGTATCTGTTACACAAAGACAGCCTGTAGGACTATCTAGTAATGGAATCAAATTCCAATTGGATGACTCCCAGGGTGTTGAGTTCAGTGCAGCTAGTGCCGCCGCTGCTTGAACATCCTGAATCGACTTTTGCATTCGTCTATTTTCTTCTAAAATTGCATTATATACTGCTGGATCTGCCATGTTAATTTCCTATTATGTTATTGATAAACTAGTAACGCGACCGCTGGATGCATCATAGTTTACAGCTACATTTTGTGTTTTACCGCTGGCTGCATCAGTCTCAGTCCACGATGCAACATTCTTGTATGTATATCCGTAACTTGGTGCGGTGCCACTTTGTGTTACGTATGTTATGTTTGAGTAAACAATGTCATTAGCAGTATACGCAGTCAAGTAGCCTTCGGCATTCGAAGTTGAATATGACTCAGAGTATTCTTTTACTAATGCGCCTGGTTGTACTGTTTTTACAAATCTTCCCATGTTATATAATTCCCTTTATTATGCCGCTGTTTCAATACCAACAACAACTGTGCTAATATTTGCTAACGAAGAGTAAACAACAATTCGTTGTCCTGCTGAAAGAACTATTCCGGTTCTTTCTATAACATTTTTTGGTCCAACTGCTACATCATATTCAATGTATTCTGCGTCTGTTGGTGTATCGACAGTTGCAAGTGCTATTCTAATATCACTTGAAAGTGAACTGCTCCTGTTACAAACGTTCACAGCAACTACTGCATAAGTAGCAGCAGGGCATGTGTACACTGTTGTATTTGTTGTTGCTGCTACATCTGCAGCTCCTAATCGTCCTGTTGCCATTTTCTTTGTTCTCCGTTGTTATGTTAAAAAGAAATTCATTGCGACCGGGTCACCGTCTATGCCGCCTGTGAAATTAGTTTTACTAAGTATATTTATCGTTTCGCCGAGTGTATTGGTAATTGTATTACTAGTTAGCTCGATTTGACCAGCTGTAAGTTTATTTACATTAAGTTCGCCTGCACCGCCACCAATTTGTGACTGTATATATGTCTTAATAGCTTTTTGTGTTGGAACAATGTTGTCGCTATTAGCTGTAAATGTACCGTCGGTACTAAATTCATTAATAGCAGCATTTGTACCACCTAGTGATATTGCTCCTAATTGCAATTCTTGCAGGCCACTAATATTAAACGCATCAGCATTAAGCGTTGCTATGCCAGTTGCTTGTTCAATACTAAATAGTCCTCCAACTCTAAAGTTACCATCTTGGTCAGTACTTGTGTAGAATACTCTACCTCCGCCAAAGTCGTTAGTTTCTTTAGTTGAATCTGGATTTATTGCAGGTATTCCTGGATAGTTAGTATTAGTAAAATTACCAGTACCGATATCAAGGAAATCATGTCCAGTTAGTCTTACTTGTGAGTATCTAATTCTAATTTCAAAAGTTTCGCCATGCTCAGGAGCATCTGTAATTGACATGTTTGGTGATATCTGCAATTGTGCTGCATACGGACCTGATCCTGTAAGATTTCTCACATTTACAAGTTTAAAGATTTGTCCAGGTAAACTTACTATCTGAATATTTGCGCCCGCTTGCGGCACTAATGTTAATCCTGCAACTTGCAAAAATGATCCAGGTTGATATAAATCTGCATAGCCATCTCCTGTAATCTCTGCCTGTGCTGTTACAAAAGCAGTACCTCTATTAGTCCAAGTTGGTTGTGTTAATACTCCGTCACCAATTCTTACTAAGTGTGGTAAATCGACTGCTGGAGAGCCTACTTGTACATTATTAGGATCTGTAATTGTCATTGTAGGAATACTAGTATAGCCATTGCCTGGATCAAAAATTCTAATTTCTGAAATTTGCTCATCTACTACAATAGCTCTTGCTTTTGTTGTGTCTGCATACAATCCGCTCGGTGGGGCAGTAAATGTGAGTCTCGGTTCAATTAAATACTCTGTAGTATCAGTTAGTACTGCTGCAATTGCTGCACCTGTTATATGGTCCCATCCTGCAGAGTCGTCACTCATCTTTTTAACAGTTGCAACTTTTGATCCGCTATTATACGTGTCAATATAAGCATACTGTCCTGTTCCAGTTCCACTAATAATTCGTATAGCCATTCCTACGTAAGAAGCACTAGTTCGGACATCAGTATTACTAATTGTAATTTGCGTTGTTGTGCCTTCTTGTCCAGTGTTTTGCGCATTTACATATCCGCTGCCGCCAAATAGTCCCTCAGTAGCTCCGACTATATCTAGTAGTCTTACTTCGTATACGCCGCCATCTACAGTAACAGGGCTATTAATAGCAGCTCCATAGCCTTCACCGGTTATGGTATAAGTTGTTGCTCCTGCTGTATACCCTACACCGGCATTAGTATATTCAAATGCTAATATATTGTTGCCGTCTGTTAGTACATTTTTAACAATTGCTTCAAAAGCTTGGTTTGTTACAGTGCCAGTGATTGGAGTTTCGGTTACATCAACTCCTTCAGCAACTGTACCAAATTCACCGTATGATGAGTTACCATTTGTAGCACGAATCTTGCCACCGTTCTCAGCTAAGTAACCAATATGTCCGTAGTATGAGAATACACTTACAAGTTCTGCTCTGCCTAAGTTAGTAACCCATGCACCAATGCCATCACTTATAACTTGAGTAAAGTCGTTTGCAACAATACTATCGTTGCCGCCAGCATGTATGTCGCCGTCTACTTTTAGTCCAATACACCCTGTACCGAATGTTGTTACATTTTGTACGTATGGTGATTTATTAATAATCCATGCTGCTGTGTGTGCTGGTCCAAAGCCTGGATCAAGACTTACAAATGCTCCTGCACTTGTACGCTTTGTTCCGTAAGCATTTGCAGCACCTAACGTTCCTATTAGTCCAGTTATAGTACAGTTACGTAATCCTGTGCCGTTGCGCATGTAGAACATGTCTTCTGTTGTTGAACCCATTACTGCATTTGAATAGTAACGTGCATATAATAGTGATTTATAGTTTCCTGTATAAATTAAATCATACTGTATGGCATCTAAGTATCTATTAATATCTCTTGAGTATGCTGCTGTATCATATGCATATCCAGGATATGTGTCAGCAATATATGCTAATATTTCTGCTACTAAAAACGCTCTGTTAGCTTCAATAGTTTCTACAGCATATGTATAACCGGTTGTTGTGTTTGGAGTATTTGTTCCATATGTTAACGGAACTGTACTATCCCCTGTAACACCATTTACACCATAGTCAATGTAATCATAAATTTGCTGTACTAGTTCTGTTGCGAATGTGCCGGCTGCTGCCGAACCATCTGGTGCTGTTGTAACTTGATTCTGTGCGTTACCAGTTGTTTTACTTACTGCGCCATTTGTAACAATATCACTGATAACAGCCTGTAGCCTAGAAAGTGCATCTAAACTATACGGTGTATCTGCTGCTGCAACCAAACTACCTGCTGCGACAATACGTGTTGAACGTAATTCATCGCCAATGATAGCTGTATTTTCAGGAACAATAATTGGTAATACTTCTGTGAGTGTACCAGTTTTAACATATATAGTAGATTGAGACTTCTGCTCTGCAGGAATTCCTGTAATAACTTCTGCTGTAATTGCATCAGTAGTAATAGCTAATAATGCTGCTATTGTTGCTTGTGTTCCGGCTTCTTCGACAAGATCAGCATTAGTATATCTGTTTAATGTGCCATACACTGCTGCTGGTACTATATTACTTATTACTGCATCTATAACTGTAACTCCGTAGTTAATAGCTGCTACAGTTTGTCCTTCTTGTCCTGCAACGTAGCTTACGCCGCCGCCTGTAAAGTATGCTAATGCCGCCAGTCTCGAACGTTCATTGCCACCGTGTGATAAATCCCATACAAGTGCATCAATAAGTATACCCATATCTCTACGGTATTTTTCTTGCAAATAAGTAAAGCCTGACCATATGCCAGTGCCAATTACAACTTGTGCGTCAATCCATTCAACAATTTCGTCTTGGATATAACTTCTATTTCTTTCTAGTAGCGTTCTAGTATTATAATTGTTTGAGCCTGCTTGAACTTGTTCTGTAGCATATCGCACTGTCTTCCAAGAACGGTCTAATGTAACACCATATGATGGTGCAGGATTGTCTACTCCTGTTGTTGATTCTACATAGAATATATTATTTAATTTTCCAAATGATGCCCACTCAGGAGCATTTCCATCTGAGTTTACACGTAATACTTGCCCAAGTTTACCTATCGGTAATCGCGCAGGACCACTGCCACTTGTATAAACAAGGTCACCTAATGTAGTTAATACATTAACTTCTGCGCCTGCTGCTAGTATGTTCCAGTTAACTCCGCCAGTATCTTGATCTGGTCTGTTAGTTAGTGTTACTTGGTCAGATGTATGTCCTAGCACACAAATATAACTATTGTCGCCGTATCTAGCAGCATCGCCTACATCGTAGTATGTAGCATTAGCCCATGCATTTTTCCATTCAATGCCCTGGTTTAATCTTTCCCAAAAAGTAGGATTAGGTGGACGTTGACCAGTTGCGTTTACTATAGCTAGGTATGTGTAACCACCTACACGTACTACGTCACCTACAAGATAAGCTGTAGCATTTGCGTATTCGCCTACATGACGAAATCCTGTATTAAACAAATCCCAGTCACTTGTAGCAGTTGTAGGTAGTTGGCCGATATTGGTTGTTTTTGAAACATATGTATATCCACCGAATGTTACAATATCACCAATATCGTAATTTGTTCCAACAAGCCAGCTATCTTCAAATTCTAATCCCGATACAAACTCTAACCATTTAGATTCGTCTTGTTCTAATCTTGTTTGACTAGTATGAGGAGTAACACAAATCCACAAGCCTCCGCCGGACTTAACAATGTCATTTACTCTGTATCGAGTAGTACCTGCGAATGTGCCTTGATATTCAATACCTTTATGTAAATAATCCCATTTGGCTTGATCTGGTTCTAATCCAAGTGATAGGGTTGCTGCACTAGTATGTCCAGTGTTTGCTATATATAATGTTCCACTATACTTAACAATATCGTTTTTTCTGTATCGGGTGTTGATTGACCAATCAGTTTTCCATTCAAGACCTTCTGAAAAGATTTCCCATTTGGCTTGATCTGTTTCTAATCCAAGTGTTATATTTGCTGCACTAGTATGTCCTGTTAAACATATATAAACAAGGCCGTCATATTTTGCAATATCGTTTACTTTATATCTTGTTGAAATATTCCAGTCAGATTTCCAGTCAAATCCTTCAGCAAACAGATCCCACTTGGATTGGTCTGCTTCTAATCCAAGTGTTATATTTGCTGCACTAGTATGTTGCGTATTTACTATATATAAGTAGCCGCCGTACTTAACAATATCATTTGCTTTATATAATGTGTTTATTGCCCAATCGCTTTTCCATTCTTGGCCGTCACTTATTTTATTCCAATAAGACGATAAATCTATATCAAAATTGCTTGTACTGGTATTGCCTACTATACATAGATAAGTATTGCCGCCATAACGTACAATGTCGTCTTTATAGAATGCAGTTGCCGCTGTCCAGCCGCCTTTCCATACAAATCTAATTCTACCTAATTTAAACTCAGCCATTATGTGTGTACTCCGATATTGTTATATATATTTATATTATTTAAGTTAATCATTAATAGGATCCGCGCTGTGATCTGTGTCTAAAATATTGCATAGCCACCATGTCACCGTCTATGCCGCCTGTAAGATTTACTTTACTAGGTATTTCTATTACATTTATATTCGAACTAATATTACTAGTTTCGACTACTATTTGTCCAGAAGTTACTTTATTTGTTGTTGCGTTAGTGCTGCCGCCGCTTATTCTAGATGTTAAATATTTTATGATAGCAGCTTGTGTAGGAACAATATTATTTGAATTTGCAACAAATGTGCCGTCTTTAGAAAATTCTCTAATAACAACAGTAGAGCCGCCTACTTGTATGCCGCCTAAACTTAGTTCAGTTAATCCTGATAAATTAAATGTACTGGCATTAACTGTAACAATACCCGAACTTTGTTCAACTTGAAATAATTCGCCTGTTCTAAAGTTACCGTCTTGGTCAGTACTTGTGTAAAATACTCTGCCTCCATCTGATTCAACTGCTTCGTTTTGCTGTTGAGGCGTATTATCACTATCTATACCGTCTAAGTAAAGATTAGGATATTTAGTGCTAGATACGTTACCCGTTCCTATATCTAAGAAATCATGTCCTGTTAAACGAACTTGACTATAACGCTGTCTAATAGTTACCTGTGAGTTATGAGCAGGAGATTCATCAACTTTTAATGTTGGATAAATGTAAACATCTGCTTCTAGTGCAGGAATACTTCCGGTCACATTTTGTACTTTTACTAGTCTGTACACTTGATCATTGATCCCGAAAATTTCTACGTTATCACCTGGGCCAGGTGTTCTAGTTAATCCTTTAACCTTAATCAAGCTTCCTAATTGGTATTTCTCAGCAAAGCCATTGCCAGTAATAGCAGCAGTAGATCTAATATATCCTGTGCCACGATTAGTAAATGTTGGCTTGCCAAGAACTCCGTCGTTGACATACACTTCAAAACTTGCATCAATGGTAGCTGAATTATCTACTACTGTTATTGCAGGCGCCGATGTGTATCCGCTTCCTGGTTCATACATATAAATCTCTGCAATTCTAGATGCTGCAACAATTGCTCTTCCCCATGCCGTAGTACCCGATGTAGGTGCAGCAAATGTAATTCGGGGTTCTATTTGATATTTAGTTGTTAAATTTAATGTAGTTTCTATTGCAAAGGAAGTATCTATAGTATCCCATCCAATAGTATCGGTGCTTTCTTTATAGATAGTTGCCAGTTTCGTAGCAGGAACATATGCTTGTATGTATCCGTACTGCCCTGTACCGGCGCCACTAGTAATAAAAATACGCTGTCCTATATATTGTGCAGCGTCTGTTTGGAGATCAGCTGCATCAAGTGTTATGGTAGTAGTAGTTCCTGTCTGGGCTCCTCCTGGAAATGATGTATAGTTTAATCCGCCTGGAATTGTGGAATCTCCAAGTGCTTGAATTCTCACATTACTAACTGCTCCATCGACAAAAGTTGCTGTTGCAGCAGCATTTATGCCTGATCCAGAAAATGCTAATGTTGCTGTAGAATAAGTTTGTCCAGCATGCTTATATCCAATAGCTATAATTTGGTTTCCGTTATTATGCACTATTCCAATTTCAGCAGCGCCTCTTCTATTGTCTATCTGTGCGCCTATAAACTCCTCAACTTGGTTAACACTTTCTGCAACACTTCCAAATGTTCCGTACGAGTTGTTACCATTAGTAGCGCGAATTTTTCCGCCTATTGTTGCAAGGTATCCGATATGACAAAAATATGTAAACACTGATACTAGTTCTGATACTCCGGCGGCTTCGACCCACACGCCAATACCATCATTTAGTACTTGTGTAAAGTCGTTTGCAACAACTGATTTATTGCCGCCGTTATGTATATTGCCATCAATCTTTAAACCAATACAACCAGTTCCAAATGTAGTTACATTTTGTATGTACGGAGATTTAGTTTGTATCCATACACTAGTATCGTCCACACCGGTGCCTGAATCAAGTGATACATAAGCGCCTGCTGTTGGTCTACGTGTGCCATAAATGTTAGTAGATCCCAATGTGCCAGATAAACCTTGGAGCGTCATATTTCTAATGCCACTGCCGTTTCTTACATAAAACATATTAGCTGTTTCATATCCACTAGCTGCTTGTATAACTGTACTTCTAAGTTCGTCACCTACTAATGCTACTGTTGCTGGAATAGATATAGGAAGAATTTCTTCATAAATTCCTGTTTTAATATAAATGGTTGCCGGTGCTCTAGCTGCTTCATCTGCTAATATATAATCACAAGCATATTTTACAGTTCTAAAAGGTGCGTTATCTGTAAATCCAGAACCTGCTGTGTCCTCGCCTTGGACTGAAACAAAGTATACATTTGTTGTTAATCCAAAGTTCCCCCAACTTGCTGCTGTACCAGAAGGCTTTATAATAGTACCCGGTGTGCCTATAGTTAGTGCTGTTTTTTCACTAGTATATGTTAATAGATCTCCTCTATCACTTAGTCGGTTTTCTGGTGTGCCTTGAACTAAAACTTTCCAATATGTATCAGTATTACCTACATCTGTTGGAGGGATAGTTGCTGCAACTGATGAATTATGTCGAAGTATACTCACATATGATGTGCCGTTATATAGTGCAATATCACCAATGTAATATTCATTATTGGGTTGCCATGTTCCAGTATAGTGGTCTCCTGGTATTACTAATTTCCAATCTGCAACTACATCAGGGTAAATTCCACTATTATCATCTATAGCAACATACACTTGTCCGTTATTTCGTATAACGTCTCCTGTTAGGTATGCAGTAGTGTTATCCCATTCGCCTCTGTGTTTGAAGCCTGGATTAAGTAATTCCCAGTTACCAGTATTTTGTATTAATCCATCAGCCGAAGGATTAGAGTTAAGACTATTTTCTAAGGCAGTGTATGTGTAGCCGCCGTGTAATACAATATCACCTATAGTGTATTCTGTTGAACTACTCCATACTTCTTCAAATCCAAGACCCGGTAGCCACATTTGCCATTCAGTTTCGTCTGGTCTAAACGTTGTACTCGAAGTATGAGATGTTATACAAATATATAAACTTTGTCCATATTTAACTACGTCGTTTTTCTTATATCGATAAGATGCTCCCCAGTTAAATTTATATTCTATACCAGAATTTACTATTTCCCATTTGGCTTGATCTGTTTCTAATCCAAGTGTTATATTTGCTGCACTAGAATGACCTGTTAAACATCTGTAACTGATAGCTCCATATTTTACAAAGTCACCTACTTTATAACGAGTGTTTATTGTCCAAGCTGATCTCCACTCGTCAGCAGTTGAGACAATATCCCAACTTGCTTGGTCTGCTTCTAAGCCAAGTACTAAAGAAGTTGAGCTGGTGTGTTTTGTATTACAATTATAAATTATACCGTTGTATCGTACAACATCACCTAATTCGTATCTATAATCTACTACCCAAACTGACGTCCAATTATATGTTGTAGCAAGTAGTTTCCAACTTTTTACATCATTAGTTAGTCCTAAATTATTAACTGGATTACTAGTATGTGTTTGTGTACACTGATATGCATATCCTTTAAACTTAACAATATCACCAATTGAATATGCTACAGACGTACTCCAGTTACCTTTCCACTCACATCCATCGTGTACAAGTCTCCATTTAGCAGCAGTTACAGTTGTTGTATTTCCGTATCCTGTGCTAGATTGGTTATAATAATTTGCACTAAGAGTATTGTCGCTAATTATAATAGTCAACGATGCTCCAACTGTTCCTGGAGTGCCGACAATAGTAACTCCGTCTAATAAGACTACGCCGCCATTAGCTGGTCCATCGACTGCATTAGAAAAACTAAAAACAGTTCCTGCTAGGGAAGAATGTGATAAATCAAAATTATAAATATCGCCTTTGCGTAAGTCTAGTGTAGGATTTAATGTATTATTAATATAAAATTTATTGTTTACTACTGTGACAGTCGAATGCCTTGGAGTAATTCCATACTCGGTATCAAAAAATGCTGTCGACGTATGGCCTGTTATACATGCATATGTTTTACCTTTATAATATACCATATCATCTTTAGTGTAAGCGGTTGCGCCAATCCAGTCGCTTTTCCATCTAAATCTAATTCTGTCTAAATTAAAATCTGCCATTGTGCTCTCTCTTATAATCCGTTAGATGATGAATTATCATCATATACATGTTTTTGGTTTACTCTTGCTACTAATTCACCATCTGCGTCAATGTAATAAGATATATTCCTATCGTCCCAACGGAATTGTTCGTAGTTTAAATTTTCATATACTAAGTCATGATTTACATCTCGACCTTCATAAAAATCTTGGCCTTGTTCAAAACTAGGATAATTTTGAACTGGGTCTCCAGGATTATTTATAGTAATCGAATCAGTAGTTTTTAGTTGATCTGCTTTACTAAGAAATAGTTCTCCGTTGTCTGTTCTACGCAATCCGTAAAAAAATCTATCTTGAACTGCATTGTATATATGATCTGGGGTAAACCCTGTGTAATTTGCTGACATAATTTTATTC